AAAGCAGGGAAATTATAAGTAAAGTTTTTATTACTATTATTCCCTGTATAATCATCATAGGTTGCGGTCATTATTTTTGTTATTAATTTTGTATGGGTGGTTATCTATTCATTTGTAGGAGGGTAGATGTTTCGTCAAGTTTTTTCTTTGTTTTCGCTTGTCTTAACTGTTCTTCTCTTATTAATTGCTGTATCTCTGTATGTTGTAACATCTTAGCCCATGCAGCATAACGTGCTTCATCGAATGCAGCTTTAATTAATTTATTATGTAAATAAGCGTTCATTGGTTCAAGACCTTTATTACCAGTTCTCAAATCATTTTGCATGGTAGCCATAGATTGTTGTACTCTAGGATCAGCAGCTAATTTATTTAACTTTAATTCTAAGTTTTCTTTACCTATATATTCTTGGAATTTAGATCTTAGTCTTGGTGAGTCTGTTAAATCAGTAGAATCAGGACCGTAGTACGTTGATAATCTCATGTCAAACCCACTATCAAATAACATCTTTCGTCCTGGACCTTGGTCTAGGTTCAAAGACACAGGAATAAATGTATTCCACATCCTTGTTACGAAATCATGATCTCTAATAGGTTTACCATTAAGTAGATCATACTTAATAGCTAAAGCATCTTCACCTGCTAATGGTTCTAAGAATAAATTTCTATTTCTTATAGCATCAGCCCAACCAGAACTAAGTTCTTTCATATGAGGAGTAAATAGTTTACCTATATCATTTCTTAATCCAGCTAGAGGTATCTGGTTATTCATTAAACCAGCTATTACTCTATTTTGTTGGCCTGGTTTACCAGTAAATAGATCGACAAATCCTTGTAGACTTTGTAAGTATGACTTACTTGTTGCAGTTTGAGCAACCACCATAGCCATTTTTTGGAATTGATCCTTTGTCCATTCTTCTCCCATAAGCTGACTATGATCTCCCACATCAGCTATACCTGCAAGAATTTGGTTAAACGGTTCAAATGAGTCGTAACCAACCCATACTCCTCCAATGTTAATGCTTCTAGGATGCCACCTTGCATCTTTCCAAACTTGGTTCTTTCGTCTATCAGTTGGACCATTTCCTGTTAAACCTCCATTCAAGAAGTGCATACTAGCCATGGTGATTACTGCACTACCAATAGCTAATCTACCACCTTGCAATGCCTTAGCATTAGCAAGATCTTCTGCTGTTTCTATTCCATATTTTGCAACACTGCTTAAATCGTTAGGTTTAGCCCAATGAATATCATTCCATTCTTTAACTAAAAAGTTAAATCCAGGAGTATGTTTAGCAGTTAATGCTAATCCATTTACACCAGTTCTTGCAAATAAAAAGAAAGGTTTTGCCCAAGGTGTAGCGTTAAATACATCGTTTAACCCTTTACTAAAGCCAGTTAAATCTGTCGTTAATGTTACTTCTCCTTTAGCAAAATCTACTGATTTATCTAGAATATTACCATCAGCATCTGTAATTTGATTTAAAAATCTATTCTCTGCATCTCTTAAAGTAGGTGGATCTAATTCAATCCATCTACCACTTGTATTTGCTTCTAAAGCTTCACGTACTGCTAATTCTTTAGCTCTAGCTCTTTGTAAGATATGGCTAAAAGTATCATCAGTAGCTGCCATTATTTTAGTTGAATAGGTTAAATACCTATTATCATTTAATTGGCGTGCCATATTAGCAGTATAAAACGCAGCTGTTTCAGCAGGTGTTGCTCTACCACTATTTTCTATATGATGTCTTAATACTTCCCATTGCTCGTCACCTTTTGTGACTTCCATAAAACGTGATTTAATTGTTGCTACATCACCAGCCCAATAAGAATTTAATCTAGTTTTAAATATATCAAATGCTTCTGGGATTGATTCTCTAATAGCATTTACTTGTGCTAATGAAGATCGTAATGTAGTTACATCACCAGTAAATGGTAAACGTAAAGCAGCTCCTACAACTTGTGACATAGGTCTTAAGAATGTAGCACTACCAGTACCCATAATAGCTCTTATTGGGGTTTTAGGTCCACTAAGAACACTATTAATCATAACTTTGTGTAACTCTTTTAACATTACACCAGTCTTTGGTGTACCTTCAAATTCACCACCTATTAATTTCCTTCTTACCCATGCATCAAAGTCAGTTAGGTTATGTATATCTTTGTTCATAGAAACTACTTCAAAGATACCTTTAAATAAATCATCACTAGCGTCTTCACCAGCTATTTTAAAAGCCAATCTAAAGGCATCTATTGATTCACCTACCCTAACACTCATATTTTGATCTACATATTCCTTTTGAAGTCGTCTACTACGCTTAGGATTACCAGCATTTTCCATTCCAATAGCCCTAAATTCAGGGGATTGGAGTAGTTTAGACCTATTAACTTCTGTTACCGTAGTAATCAGTTTGTCATATAGGGCTTTAGCAGCTCCATCAACGTCACCAAGGTCAGCAATATCAGCAATTTCCCTACCAACTATACCCATATCACGTATTTCACGTAGTAATGAGCCAGTTAAAAGGTCAGCAGCTTCAATATATTTAGTAGTAAACTCTAACATTTCCTCTGGTTGGCCCTCAAAATGAGGCATTGAGTTCTCATAGAATTCTGATAGGTACTCAGCAGGGGATTGATCCATTGCATCACGACCTAAACCAGTTCTATGGAAAGCTTCAATAGCATCTCCAGACTGTTCTCTTAAAGTTGTCTTACCATCTTGTAGTAAAGCTCTGTTTTCTGCATATGCTGCATCACTTTTTAATCCTTTGTATACAGCATCTAAAGCTTCATCACTTAAACCTCGGCTTTTTGCTACGTTCTCTAAACCTAATGGTGTAGAAACAGAGCCAGGAGACCCCTCTTCGGCTCCCCATTCCCCTCTAATCCTCTTTTGGGACTGTTTCACCTCCATCAAGTTTTCTTTCGATGTAGGCGATCCTTGCCATGGATCAGCTATTTGTGGGTTTTTAGCAGCTCCAAACTCTGGACCCCTTTGAAGTAATTCAGCATTACCTTTTTCAAGGTTTTGTACATCAATACTATTCTGACGTGCTTGTCCTTTAGCAATAGCTTCTTCTGTAGCATCTACAGTTCTACCATCAGGTAATACACGTTGAGCACCTTTACCCATAACTCGGAATAAACCATCAGCTAAGGTACCAATACCCATACCTTCAACTACATTTTTAAATGTCTTAACAACTGGATGGTCCCAATCGTTTGTTGTTAAAGGAGTATCAATGAAACCATACTTATCTCTTAATACTTGTAGACCATTCGCATCCTGTGAATACTTAGAAACTATATCTGTAGCAGCACCGACTGCAGCAGCTCTCATCCATTGGTTGGCCATAACACCACCAACAGCAGAGACAGCTCTACCAGCTCCTAATGCACCTGCACCTACTCCTAATACTGGAGCTGCAGCTACAATAGCTCCACCTAATGTACCAAAGTGTGTAGCACTTCTTATAAGTCCTCCCCACCAAGTTCTAGTTTCTATAGGATTCTCATCATTTGTAAACCAATCATCCCATTCAGAATCGTATCCACCTTCTTTCATCTCCTGTTGCATCTCACCTGTTGCCATATCTATTAAGCGTTCAGGTGCTGTTACAATTGAAGATCCAGTGTCTTGGATACCTCCCATAAAGGCTGATTGGAGTTCTTTGACAACTCCTCCTATACCCCAGTTCTCTTTATTTCTAGGGTCTTCCTGTTCAGCTACAAATTGTGCATCACTAGCAGCTTGCTGCGTAGCGGCTTCACTCATAACTGAACCTATTTCCGCTTCATTTTCTAGGAATTGGTCATTACGGGCAGTTTCTTCTTCAATTCCTTCTATATTAAGCGTTGCATCTTGATAACTATTTGTCATGTTGTTGCCCCAACCATTAATGGGTTTAATCCATACTGTTCATTAAAGTCACCTCTCTCTTCGTAAGTTATGGATCTTTTAGTTCTTTTTGGATTAGGTTTATTTTTGTTCCAATATTTAAAGAAAGGGCTTTTACTTTCTAGTTCTTTTTTACTTGGAGTCATAGGTAAATCTTTTATTTGATTATCACTTACACCTTGTTCTTTTTGCCAAAGTCTATATTGTACATTAGCTACATCCCATCCATCCATCTCATTAATACCAATAGCCATTTCATGGTAATAATGAGGTACTCTATAATTAACAGGATCTGTTGCAAATTCAGTGGTTAGTGTTTTTAAGTAATCTTCACTGCCAGGTATTAGACCAGAACTTACAGTTTGAAATGGTTTTTTACCTGCGTTATGTCCCTCTAAAAGAAATTTATTACCTGCGTTAATTGCATTAGGAAATTTAGTTAAGGAATTAGAATCATATTCAACAGGTTTAGCATCCATACCTTTCATTCTTGATCTAACAACACTCATTATTTGATCGTGTAATGCTCTTTCGCTCCCAGGTTCAAGACCATCTTTCAATTCACTATACAGTGAATTGTACTCGGCAGTAGCTTTTCTAACTAAAATACTATATTTACTAGTTTTGAAATCTGTTTTACCTGTTTTTTCTCCTATAAATTCTCCAACTGCTTGAGCAACTTCGGCATTTCTCCATCCTATAATATTATCAGCAAAACCTGATTTAGCAGCTTTCTCTTTCCAA